CAATGGCGGCAGGAATAAACTGCATTGTTGTAATCACGCCGAGCAACTCAATTTGATTGCGGGTGTAAACGCTATCCTCTTGAGTTGCTCCCGCGACTGTTGCATATAGGCGAAACTGAACTCCGTCAGCGACATTCTGAAGATCGGACTCTGAAAAATCGTAACTTGTGTTACCCACAAGCGCCCGATAGGACGATGGGACGTTCTGACGAACTATGTCAATAATTGCGCCCATCGAACTCCTATTTTATTCTTCGTCGTCTTCAGAAATCTTCGCTAGGTCCGAAATACTCGCCTTTGACATTTCTGCTTGCTTCACTAGCCTCTTAGCTTGTGTAGGAGTGAGAAGGGTAAGACCAGGAGCCTTACCCTCCTCTACAAGCTTTCTTAGATAGCTAGGCACTTCAGAAAGACCGATCATTTCTCCTGGAAGTACGACTCGCGCCGTAATTGGCTCATGAACAATCTTACCATCATCATCAGTTATCACGTCCCCGTCAAGGAAGTGGACTGTTGATGCATCCTCTGCAAAAATAATCTTTTCTGTCTTTGCTGCTGTTGCCATATGGCTTTGCCTCCTATGTGATTAATTAATTAAGCAACTCGTGCCCAAACAAAGGCGTCTGGGATGAGTAGTCGTGGGATTCTTGCTGATGCTGCACGTAGCAAGTGGGTCTTAGCAACGTGGTCGAGCATTACCTCGGCCTGGAATCCCTGTCTAATATCAACAGAGTTGTAACCAGACGAAACAGTTACCTGTCCGTCGAGGGTATCCGCAATTGGGGTACCGTCAAGGTTGTACTCTGTTGTCATTAGGACATAACCATCTGGGAGATACTTTGTGAGTGAACCCACGCCGATTCCTGTCTGGCCAACGTCACGGTAACCGTTGTCATATAGAACAATTTCAAAGCCTGTGTATACAGACTGGAATAGTTCCATAATGTCTTCTCTTCGCGGTCTAAGGATGCTGTTGGCACCGTTAGCGTAGAAGTTGACAGAGTTTCTGATGTTTGCGTTGTTAATTAGATAGTTGTAGGTCTTTAGGTTCATGTGGAGCTTTGTTCCATAGAAACCTGTTGCCGCAGCAATAAGCTCTGACCATGCCTGAACATCTGAGACAGGATCGGCTGATGCTGTGTTTGACCAGAGGACAGAAGCAGTTGGCTTCTGTGCCGCTGTTAGACCATAACTGATGTATAGATTCGAATTACCACCGTCGTAAGGAATGGTTACCTCACCACGGAATGCCTGCCATCTGAGCCACTCTGTTGCTCGCTCGTTTCTAAGCTGTAGAATTCTACCCTTATCAACGAGGGAAACTCCAACTGAGCGTCTGATGTTCTCATCCGCTGAGTTGAGTGCTAGCCAATCCTCTTCTGGAATCATTTCCATTTCGTCAATGAGTGCTAGAGAGATAAGTTCCTCTCTGAACGCTACATTAGGACGGAAGAGTGGTGGTGTCGCGTCAGGCGCTCTGAACTGACCCTTACCGAACGGTAGAATCTCAGCTACCTTGAGCTTCGCGTTTCTACCAGGGTGAGTCTTCAATGGCGCAATTTGGGCACCAAGAAGAGGAGTAGTGTCCTCCGCCGCGCCTACGGCACGTCCTTCTGGCGGTCTACGAATGATATTTGTGAGTAGGGACTGATCCCATACATCAAATGTTGTAAATCCGGACATTTATTTCACCTCCTCTTATTCGAACTTGTTGTAGTTGCCTAGGTCTGCTACTAGAGCAGAGGCATATAGTGTGAAACCGACAATTGCTGATGTTGCAAATACGCATCCAAAGAAGTACATGGCTGCTGGCGCGTCACCTTCGGTTACGCGGGCTACAATGTCAACAGGGCGTCTAAGGATACCCTTAATTGTTCCTGATCCATCATATGCAACATACTTATCTGCATTAGTTGAAGAGAACTTCAAAATTGTTCCGGCTGGCAGAACGTTTCTCTGTCCGGCTGTTACAGCTACATTAGTAGCATCAACGACAACGGACTTGATTGCGTCTAGTCCAGCAGGGAACTTGAG